CACTCCGTCAAGATAAAATCTGTTTTGAAATTTAACTTCCGTATTTAATGCAGTAGTTATTTGAGAAACAATATCCTCGTAATCTGTAAGCTTAACTCCGTCTAAAGTATGATAATCTAAATTGCTAAATATACTTACAACTCTTGCAGTAAACTCTCGGCTGGTTAAACCTTTTTTCTTTGTCAACTTTTCGTACTTCTGAAACTGCAATAATGTAATATCGCTATTGTTTTCTGGTAATGTTACTTTGACTTTCATATACTAATAATAAAATTTTTAAGTTTTTGTTATTTATCTTATTTCTATTCCAAATTGATTTCCTAAAACGTAAGATGCAACGTATCTCAATGGGTCAATCGTATGATTAAAATCGTCAACAAATAATTTGCTCTTTTTGTCTGCATACGTAAAATTGTTTAACTCCTTTGCAATATTTGTACTGTTAACCTCAACGATTAATTTATAATCCAATAGCAAACTAATTCCCAAAGATATTGAGCCTTGACCTTTCATTGCTCCCATTACATTATTGCCTTGATTATTTAACTCTTGAATAAGTCTTGGCTCGGCACTATCTCCAATGATTAAACTATTACCAGCACAAGATTTATTTATTTCTGCTATCTGGCTTGTAGTTAGTTTTGCTTTATATAAATGTTCTTTTATCCAGATTATCTTTTCTCTTTTATCAATAGCCACCTCAATAAGAGTAGTTGGATCAATACTAAAGCCATAATCTTGACCGAATATAGTTTGCAGTCCTTTTGGATTAAACTCTCCATATTCCCAATTCGTGAAAACAACGCCCTCTGCTTTTTCTAACCAAGAGCCTTTTATTATATGCTCGTATTTACTTGGGTTTTTTGTTTTCATTCTTTCAACCTCATCTAAAAAAGACTGGTCTAAATGTTTTATATTATCTAAATAAGTAGTGTGAATATAAGTTACATTATTTTTTTGACCATTCCAACCAGCTTGTACTCCAGCATCTTCAAAAAATCGTTTATAAATCCAATGTTCTTTTGTGGCTGGATTTAATATTAAAATAACTCTGTTTTGTGTTCCCTTTGTTCTTAATGATAGGTTTATTTTGTCAAATAGTTTTTCGTCAACCATTTCCTCTGCTTCATCTAATATCCAAGTTGTTATACCTTGCAAAGATTTAAGCGATGCCGTATTGTCTCCAGAAGATGTCTTTAAGCCTTTAAATATAATTTCACTTCCAGAGGCTTTGTTTTGTATCGTTGTTCTGTTAATATCAAAAACAGATTGCAAATTTAACAACTCTATTTTCTCTTTAAATTCTGGAATTATACTAACGTGAGCCGAAGATAGTGTTTGTCTCGTAAATAGCACCTTATGGCTTTTCTCAAGGCTTAATAAAGCAATAAAAGTGTTAACCGAGAATGATTTTGTTGCTCCTCGACCTCCAGTAACTATAAAAAACCTTGTATCGTTTTTAAATAAAGGTTTAAATTTATCATTCAGTTGTATCAAACTTAATTAAGTCTTTTATATTAAATCCACTTACTTCCATTTTTGTTTCTTGGTCAACTTCTATTTTTTCAATATAGCCTCGTTTCTTTCCTTTGGTTTTTAAATAGAATATTGTTGCACTTGTACTGCCGTCTTTTATCTGTTTATGTAATTGGCTCTCTGCAAAATCTAAAGCTACATTTCCAATGTCTTTAACTTGCTTTAAAAACTCCTCATCGTCTTTTAACCAAGCGTAAAATTGTGTTCTGCCTACTCCAGCATTTTTACAAGCCGTTGTTACAACTCCAAGTGATTTTTCCAATGCCTCTATTACTGCTTTTTTATGTTGTTCGGTTTTGTTCATTTTTTATAGTTTTTTAATTCCGTATTTATTTGTTATCAATCCATTTAAAACGCTCCAAACATATCTCCTATTCTTTCCTAAATAAAATGACGCTTTCATTTGTGACGTAAAAATTTTATCTACTGACGCAACATATATTTTACTTGGTCTACCAGCACCAGCTCTCGCTCCTCCATTGTTTTTTCTTTTATCTACCTTTTTATATTTTTCTGGATTGTCAATTTTATCAATCATTTTTTTTATATAAAGAAGATGCTTTTCGTTTTTAGTTATATCTAACTGTTTAATATAATATTCTTTAATCTTTATTTTTTGATCTGGGTTTAACATTATACTTTTCTTTTTTTTGCTTGTTTATGTATTTAAACCTTTCAAGCATATTCATATATCTAATATCTTTTTCCATTTTTATTTTTTAATTTATAATATCCAACTGTAAATTCCTAATAAATCAATACACAAAAAAAATAAATTAGCACTTACATAACTATATTTTTTCTCTTTGATAAAATCTATAACATATATTAAATGACCAGTAAAAAACAATATATAGCTATACTCAAAATATTTAAACTTTGCAGAAATCAAAATACCTCCAGTTATTAATAATGCTGACGCTATCCAATTAACTACTTTTTTATTAATCATTATTTTTAAAATAAAACAAAGGTACTAACAAACTTTGCTTTGGGTTTTTATAAGCACTTGACTACTACTTATAATAAAATAAAGAACGTTTTAGTTTTTAATATATTCTTTGCCATTAATTTTTATTTTTAATGTATCGTCTAGTTTAATCATTCTGTCGATTATTACTTGACAATATTTAGGATCTAACTCCATACCATAACATTTCTTTTTTAATTGGTGTGATGCTACCATTGTAGAGCCACCTCCAGTAAAATAATCTATAATTAGTTTAATATCTGGAGCATATTCTTTAATACACCAATCAATTAATGCAATAGGTTTTTGTGTTGCGTGTACTCTTTTAACACCTCTTTCACTATCTTTCATCATACCTTTCCAAAGGTGTCTAAATATTCTAACTGAATTAAATCTTGATTTTACCCAAGCAAGTTCACAATCACTCTGCGTATCTCTTTGTTTTTCTTCGACTCTTTTGTCCCAAACGAGCCAATTATTTCCTTGAGGTAGATTGTGACAATAATAATTAGCACCAAACCAAACTTGAATAGGTATATCTTTATTTTGAGGATTGTTAAAAGCATCTATTGCATATTGTATAGTGTCATCTTTAAAATCTGGTAAATTATTTCCTTTAGCTAATCCACCTCTTTTACTCCTATCTCCTTTTTCGTTTATACCGTAAGGAGGATCTGTGAAAACCATATCTGCCTTTTCGCCATTCATTAATTTAGCCACTTGGTCAGCGTCTGTACTATCTCCACATAATAACCTATGCTCTCCTATCTCGATTAAATCTCCAAGTACAACATCAACTTTTAAATCGTCTGGCTCTGTATAATTATCTTCTTCTGCCTCTAAAACTTCGTCCCAATCCTCTGGCGTATCTAATCCCCAATCATTCAAATCGTCAGTATTCCAATCCTCTAATATATCCCAATCCCACTCTCCAAAGCCAACATTATCTTTTATTATAAACTCTTTCTTTTGGTTATCGGTTAATCCTTTTGCTATTGTAATTGGTATTTCTTTTATACCAGCTTCAATACAAGCCTTGTGTCTCATATTGCCTCCCAGTATAACCATATCTTCATCTACAACTATTGGTCGTAAATCTAACATCTCTGGAAACTCCTTAATTGACTTTACAAGTTTTTTAAATTTTGAATCATTTATAAATCTTGGATTTTCAGCATTACTTTTAATGTCGTGAATTTTAACCTTTGTCTGTTTTTTCATTTCTACATTGTTTTAATTCTTCGTCCATTTCTGTAATCTTAACATATAGTTTTGAGACTACTGTTTCCAATACTGATAACCTTTGTTTAGTTGTATAATTTTTAGGCTTCATAGCTTTGATGTACTTTATCTAATTCGTTGCTCATTTTTAAAAGAAGTTTGCCACTTCCTTGACAGTTTTTACATAAATCTATTTTTCTGTATTGTGTTGCAAATATGTAAGCATAAGACTCAATCAGTAAATCAATCTCTTTGTCATTCCAAAGTTTTAAAGTTCTATTCTTAATATAATTTGAATATCTCTTATATAGATCTTCTGTAAAGCATCTAACTGCTTTGCGTCTTATTGGAAACAATTTATTTAGTTTCTGTTTACGCTCCTCGCAACCACAATCGTCATTATCTTTGAATATAACTTTTTTAATTGCTTTAGTCAATGGTTTGATTGGTTTGCTATCCAATACGTTTTCTACAACATCGCCAAGACCTTGAGGAGTCACTTTTACTTTTGTTCCTTTTTTCTTCTTTACTTGTTTTTTTGCCATTTTAATTTACTGTTTTGATATTTATAATAATCTTCGTCTAATATTTCTTGAATGCCTAATTTAGTTTCTCTAAATACAAATCCATAATTTATATCGTATGTCTCTGCAATTTCTCTATTACTTCGGTCGTAGCTTTCCTTAATAAATTCCAGCCTATGCCATTTTATACTTTGTGCCTTGTCTAATATTTCTTGCTCCTCATCTGTTGGCTCAAATTTTTTCGTGCTATCTTCTATATAATAAAAACTTTCTAAACTAACTGGCTCTTTTTTTGCCTTATTCATTTTTGATCTAAAAAGGTTTTTAAGAGTTGTAAATATATATCCAGCCGTTACGTTTTGTTTATCCATTACCAGAAAATACATTTCTTGAGTAATATCGTCAGCGAGTTGTTTGTCCCTATTACAAATGTAATAAGCCATTTCTCTCCACTTGCTATCGTTTTTTGCTAACTCCTTGAGCATTTTATCTGACTTGTTCAAATTTAGGTAAAAGTTATTAACAAAACAAAAACGCCTAAACTTGAGAGGTTTAAGCGTCTTAAAACAAAACAAAACAAATCTACTATCGAAGATTTATAATTCAAATATAAAATTTGCTATGCTTAATATCATTATAGTTTGCTAATTTTTATCCACAAATTAATAAACCCAAATAACGTTTTCGTGTTTGTCGCAGTCAACGTCACAATGTATAAAAGTCTTGGCTATTCCAATGCGATTTATTCCAGCATCTAATAAAGCATTTACTATTATAAACCTATCTGTGCTATAATTACAAGCTATGTCAACGGCTAATCCTTTTAAATGACTCGATTGGGACGCTCCTCCGACCTTTTGATTATGTTTAGGTGTTCTGTATCCACTATTTATTTTAAAAGGCACTCCAGCGTTGTGACGTGCCATATTTAATTTGCTTAATAATTCTGGTTTCATTTTACTTCCAGAGCCTTTTAAATCTGGACTGTCAAATTCACTTTCTTTAAAGTATGTTTTCATAATTTAGCTTATTTCTTAAATTATCAATAAGAATACTTGCCTTTTTGTTATATTCAATTTTCTGATTAGTATTTAATTTTCTGTATTGCTTTTCAATATTTGTCAATCTTGGCACTATAAAATCTTTAAGAAATAATGTTTCTAATTTCTTTGTTTCTTTAGATTTTATTTTATAAAATTTATTTATTAATATTATCATTACTTCATTACTTTCTAATTTTTTAAATAAATTATCTTTATGATGTACAACTGTTGAATGATCTCGTTTTATAAATTTTCCAATTTCTTTTAAAGTGAAATTTGTTGTGTTAATTGAAAGATAAAAAAATAATGTTCTAAACATAACAGACTTTGCATTTCTCCTTTTACAATCAATTTCCCAATCCACGTGACTTTCGATAAAATCTTTAATTTCTTTTAAATCTTTTTTATTATTTATTTCTTTTAATTTTAATAATTTTTCCATTTTGTTTTTGTTTTAGTTTTTAATAAAAATCCTCGTATATATCGTTTACGTGAGTTTTTTCTTCGTCTGTTAATTCGGTTACGCATTTGTCGTAAATTCTGAATGCGATTTTCATTAGTGTTGTACTTCTTTCCATTTGTTTTGTTTTTAAATTAAATTTTTACTTCCAGCAGAGATGCTAAACCTTTTGGTAAGTTTCGATGCAGTTTAAATATTTTTGTTTTAGTGTAATAATGATTATGCTCCATTAATTTATTATACTCTGGCAATTTTATTATTTCGTTTATTTTTTCCGTAATATTAAATGCAGTCAATCCGTTTTCGTCCATAACAATATAAATAAATTTTTTATTTTTTAATTGCGACTTCTGATAATTTACCGATAACTTCATACTTTCAATTAATTTGGTGGCATATACTTTTCCGAAACGATGCTTTATTTCAATAATATGTTTTTCGTCCTCAAGATCATAAGTGCTAAATTCGTCTTTAACTAATTTAACGTTTAGTTTAAATTTGGTATTTAGCCAGTCAGCAACAACTTGCTCTTTTTGTTTTATTTTGTCTTTCAGAGTCATAATTTATCGTGATGTTTATTTATATACTCATCTATTACTCTGGAGGCTTTTCGTTTCTCACTAATAAGTTTTTGAAATGCTTTGTCTGTTTCATATAGGTTTTCGGTATTCGGTAAAATCCTAAAATCTCTAACGTCAAAATTGTCATATAAAAATTTCTCGGCTTGAATAAAATCTTGCTCTGAAATATTTATTGTGAATGATACTTTTAAGTTCTTAAATTTCATTGTCTATTTTTTCTATGATTTCTCTTAACTCGCTTTTCTCAAATTCTCCAAGATTAATTCCTTTAATAATTAGCATAAAATAATCTTCTCTTGTTTCAATACATTTAATTAATTTTTCCATTTTATTCTGTTTTATTGGTTTCTATTTCACATAGGCAACTGCCAACATTTAACCAGCAGTCGCATATTCGCCATTGCATATTTTTATTTACAATATCTTCTTCTTTCATAATAAAGATGACTCAAAACAAGTTCCAGAGCATACGCCCATATCTTTTTCCATTGCTATTCCACATTCTGAACATTCATACTCTTTTTGTTCGTGTGGATTTAAAAAATCGTCCCAGCTCATAACTATACGTTAAATAAAATTGATGCAAATACTCTGAATGCAAAGTAGCATAATGCAAAGATTAAAAACCACTTTGTTACTTTCTTAAATAATCTTCCAGCTTTCGCTCCGATACTTTCTTTTTTTGATTTTTTCATTTTGTTTTGTTTTTTTTATTAATATATCGCAATATATGTAAACATAAGTTATCCACCAAACATATTGATAACTTTTTTTATTTAATAATCAGTAATTATTTCTTGTATCAAGTTTTTAAGTCTATTAATTATCTTCTCATCTTTGAATTTTTCCATTATTTCTTCGTACTCTTTAATCTCTGGTTTTATATTATGTATTTCAATCTGTTTTAATTCTGTGGCAAATAGATAATAACTCTCCTCCAGACTTATTTTAAGATTGCGTAGTATATTATCAATAGATAATTTATAGTTTCCCTCTGTTCTGATTATTTCGCTCTTAAAATAGCCTATAAACAATTTTGCGAATAGTAAATTTTTATCAATGATAGGATCTTGTATTTTATTGTAATATTTTATAATATTTTTTAAAGCTATCTCGTCTTGTACATTCATTTTTCTGCCAACGTTTCTAGCAGTCATTAATTGGTTTATGTCTTGTCTTGTCATTATTTTTTTTATTTATTTCTTGGGTTATATAAATTTATTATTTTTTTTAAATCTTCAAATGTGTAATATGGCAAGTCATCATATTGAAATTCTTTTGATGGTCTACCCTCTCCACCATTAGTTTGATTAATCAAATTTCCTTTTTTTAAGTCTTTTCTACCATATTTTTTTATTAATATTTTTTCTTTTTTTATAGCCTCTTCCCAAGTTATGTTTTTATATAATATTTCAATTGTGTATCCATATTTATTTACTATACGATGCCAATGACTATTTCTATTTGTTTTTTTTCCAGCTCTATATTTAGATTTGCCAATACCAATGTAAAATATTTCATTAGTATCATTTCTTCTATGTTGATATACTACTGACATTATGTAAACATTGTTTTTAAATTATCTTCAATTTTGTCTTCGCTTATATATGGTAGCCAATCATTATTTATTCTAATTGTAAAATCTTCAAATTTCATATCGCCTCTTGACCTTTTACATTTTACGCTTGAAAATTCTCCCTCGTCTTTTACCAAAATTACATTTTCGCATTTTTGCTGGAGCATAGTACCAAGATGTCCTCTTGACTTTTGTGTATTTGGGTTTACGTGAACAACTCCAGAAATATGGCATTTGGTTAAACTACTGTATTTCATAAGTAAACCTATAAATTCGGAGCATTCGTGCTGACTGTTAAAGTCTTTTATAAAATCTACAAATCCGTCCAGCATAACAAAACCTAATTCGTCTTTATATTCGCTCTCCATAAATAAATAATGTAGCAATTCAAGTCTTTCGTCAATAGTTTTTTCTCTCCACTTAAACATTTTATAAACAGTTGGAAAACCTCCAGCCATTTCTGGCACTCTTTTACCATTTAACCAAACATCATAAGCTGACTGTTCCGTATCTATTGAAAATATATATTTATTTGGGTTTAAATGTCCAATCAGTAAGTCATTAGTATAATTATTTGACCGACCTCCAACTATTGATGCCTCAATTAAACTCTTTAAAAATGATTTTCGGCTTTTTTCTTCTCCCATTATCATTGATAAGTTGCCC